ATGCCAAAAGTAGGCGAAAATTTACCACAAGAACAAAGATCAAAAGGGCTTAAAAGATTAACCCAGAAACAACAAGCTTTTCTGGATAACTTCATGCACAAGGATATGACACAGACTAACGCAGCTCGACAAGCTGGTTACAGTAATCCGTCAGTAGATGCAGTTAGGTTGCTCCGTAACGAAGTCGTGCAAGAACGATTTCAAGAGATGCAGGAGGAAAACAGAAGTCGGTTTGGTGTAACGATAGACAAGTCTGTAAGGGACTTGCTGAAGATCCGTAACGAGGCTTGGGAATCGGGAAAGTTTGGTGAAGCTATTCGGGCTGAAGAACTCCGTTTAAAGGCTACTGGATTGCTCGTAAACAAGGCTCATGTACTACATGAGAAAGTCGATAGCATGACGAAGGAAGAAATACTGGCTGAACTCCAGAATTTGCAACAAAAAGCACAGGATCGTATGAAAAAAGCCAACGTCACCCATATACACCCAAAGAAGATAGGCAAAAATAGTTAAATATGGGTATAATTGGGAATGCACTTGCCGTGGTCTGGCACAGGGACACCGAACAATTTCTATGAACGGGACTGGACAGCATCGGGATTGGGATCGGGATGCGTATAATTGTTCGGAGTCGTGCTGCTAATCGGGCTGGATCGGGGGTGGATCGGGCTTCCATCGGGCTACTATTTGGCTTCCAGCAACGGGTTCGGATTTTGGTTCGGATCGGGTCAGGGTGAATCGGGCTGCACAACTCCCCGTCCAGACCTGAATACTCACAATTGTTCGCACACACATACGGGTCAGTCTGGCGCGCCGTCCAGCCCTGACTCCGAACAATTGTTCGAAGTATTCCCGCTGTTGACAGCAGCAAGTCCTGTAAAAAAAAATTAATAAAAGTTAATATTAACTGTTGACAGTATGTAATCATTACTATATATTATATATATTAATCAGCCAATGGAGAGAAAAATGATTATACAAAGAGTAAACGAGCATGACTTTATAGATGCTTTTAGAACTTCTGATACATACAAGAATAATTTTTCATATGACGGACTTAAAGCCCTTTATGAATACTTTGAGGAAGTAGCAGAGTGCAACGACTCAGGAACTTACGAGCTTGACGTTGTGGCTATCTGTTGTGACTATACAGAGTATAGCAGTTTGAAAGAGTGGAAAGAAAACTATTCACATATGAAGGGCGTGGACTTTATTCATGGTTGCGAGCCTGACAGTGTAGATTATTATACCACAGTAATAGAAGTCGGTGATAAGTGGAAGGGTGAGCAGTTGCACAAAACAGCACCCTTCATAATACATAACTTTTAAATTGTTCGGGATCGGGCATTAATCGGGGTCAGCTTCGGCTGGCTTCGATTTTTTTTGTCTGCTTCTTGGTTCAGGTTATATGGGTAATGTTGCCTCCAGCAGACTGAGCACAATTGTTCGGACTCATACAGGAGGCAAAAAAAAGAGCCGAGATGGAAAGGATTCTCGACTCTTTTTTCATGCTCTCACATTAACTGGGGGAGTTGCTATTTTAGGTCTGTGAACCCCCTACCCCGAACTTTCGACCTCATGTTGTGGGGGGTTTCTTTTTGAGTCATGCAACCCCACCCTGTAAAACTTCGACTACACCTAGTTTAAGAACCTCAGTTTTAAATGCCGATCCTAAGATCTCGTTCTAAAGACGCAAGTGCCTTTTGCATTGTGACGGGATACTGTAAACCATTACTGTCATGCCGTCTTTTATATATATAGCAATCATTACAATTAATGTCAACACCTAAATTAAAAAAAAATAAAAAAAATTTAAAAAAAAGTGCTTGACTTATATTATGTAATGATTACTATATAAATATATCAAACAGCCAAAGGAGATAAACATGGCGATATTAGATAGAGGGTTCGATAGAGGTGTCGAAATACACGAAAATGGCAGACTTGTAGCTGTTGGTGGAATGAGAGACTTTATTATCGACAACAACATGGAGGGTACAGATGAAGCAAAAGCCATCTTGTCCCTTGAGCAAGGTGCTTCAACTAACGTCTCAACTGGTCAAGGTTGGGTTAAAATAAGGAGGAACGATGATGTCTAATTATTGTTTTACAGATGTCCCCGAAGAGGGCAACAAATTTAGGGTAGCAAAGATCATAGAGAATGAGTCAGGTTACTACCCTCTTACCAAAGCCAATCCTAATGATCCACATGAGATCGACAAGTATGTTGGTGACGAGAATCACGTCAGAGCAGTTGTCGATACGATGAACAAGCATCTTGGTGTGGATAGTGACAGAGAATGGGAAATTAAGTTCTCTACCATGCACGTTATAAATGGAGGTGCAAATGGATAGTTGGGAGATAGCATTGGTGGTGGCTCAGTCCATCATCTTCTTTGCAGTTGTAAGTGCTGTTGTAATAATCATACCATTTTAAGGAGGGAGGAGCTGAAGCTGGGTTAGAAGCCCAGCTTCTTTTTTATCCTGTAACCGAACAATTGTTCGTATTCAACAAGGAGAGACAGATGAGGTACAAAATTCAAAGACTTACTAGATTTGAGATTGAGGTTTTAGTTGACAGTCTAAATATGCAGATAGATCGTTGTTGTGAGTTTTTAGATTGTTGGTCGTATAAAGGAAACGAAAAATGTGAGGATGTTCTTAATGAGAAGAAACTGTTAAAAACATCAGAGAAACTTCAAGATCATTTGTGTAAAATTAGAGGTTACAAATAAAAATTAAAAAAGATGTTGACTAATGTAGTAATCAATACTATATATATATTAAATCAATTTCAGCCAAAGGAGATATTAATGCAGAAAAAGATTTATTTTGCTTACGGAGCAAACACAAACAAGCAAGCTATGGCACGAAGATGTCCTAAAGCTAAACCAATTGGTGCTGGTCACATTGTTAACTACAAATTAAAGTTCAACAATGTAGCAGACATCGTAAAGGTAGAAGATCATATCCACGATGTACCTTGTGTAATATGGGAGATCACACCTGATTGCGAGAAGGCACTTGATCGTTTCGAGGGATTCCCATCATTGTATAGGAAGATTGATGTAGAAGGTTATATTGGTTGTCAGTATAACACAGACTACAAAGGTTTTGCTTATAAGATGAATTACTCAGGGTTTCATACACCGAGTCCATATTACGTTAAAGGGATTCGTGACGGATTGAAAGGATTCTGGGACGAGTTCTACCATGATGATATTGATGCACACATAGATCAAGCCATCATCAAAAGCTTTCGTCAGAGTGAGAGATTCACTGTCCAACCAAGAATGGTCGGAGGTAAGCAGTGGAGATAGTTGTCTCCTAGGCAAAAGCCCAGCTCTTCGGAGCTGGGTTTTTTCTGGTGTCGGGTCGAACAATTGTTCGGACTGGCATCGGATCGGGCATGACGCTGGACTCGAATCTTTGGTTTGAGTCACCTTCGTTATAAATATAGGGTGGGTGAAAAAAAAATTTTTTTTCTGAAAATTAAAAAAAATCTAATAAAATCAATAACTTAATCGCAGCTATAAAAAAAAGTTACAATTATTCGTATTTAGGTATTGTAATGATTACATAAAAAGATTATATATATACTATATATTGCAAAGTTAAATTTTATGGAAAGGTAAAACAATGCAAAATTTATTCACAAACAAAACAATAGCCGTAGGACCTGAACCTGAATTTGTTGGTGTTAGTCCTAATCAAATGAATAGCTTCAATAGTGGTTCAAATTTAATTAATGGCTTATCTTATAAGAGTGATCCTAGTGTTGGCACAGAAGCTGATTTACCCGTATTGGCTGATTGTCAATTTACAAGAGATTATATGGATAGGGTTTATTCACAAATTCAAAGTCAAGGTGGTAGAGTTAATGTAAAATGTTCTACACATATTCATTTGTCTACTATGCCAATTAAACAAGGTCTTACAAATGAAGAATTTTCAAGACGTTCTACAGAGATGAGACAAGCTGACAGAAACTATTTATTAGATCAAAATAAACTTAATCAATTATTTGATACTAATACTTCATCTAGAATACCATTAGAAGTAATGAAAGATATTTTATACAGAGTATCAAAGCATATAGATTTTTTTCATTCATGTTTTGCTAAGTCTAGAAGAGATGATGGTGGTTTTTGTAGATCTGCAAATAGACCAAATGGTT